TGACAACTACACGTTTGATACCGAACGTGCTGCTAGGTATATGTTTGACAACAGCGCAATGCCTTCGCCTATCGACAACACAGGCGTTGAGGATGCACTGAGAGAATACTGGTTGCTTGAGTCATTCATGCAGACCGACTATGACAATGACGGTATTGCCGAACTACGAAAGGTTTGTACGGTGGGTGAAAAAATCCTGTCCAACGAACCTGTTGATTCAATTCCGTTTATCAGCATTACCCCAATTAAGATACCCCACAAGTTCTTTGGTTTATCTATTGCCGACCTGACGATTCCGCTACAGCAGATCAAGAGTTCGATCATGCGGAACCTGCTCGACAATATGTACAACCAGAACTTTGGACGATTTGCCGTACTGGAAGGCCAAGCGAATCTGGACGATTTGCTAACCGCGAGGCCGGGCGGTATAGTCCGAGTCAAATCACCCAACGCGGTGACACCTCTGGCGACTCCCGCATTAGAACCTTATACGTTCCAGATGCTAGAGTATATCGACCAAATCAGAGAGTCACGGGCCGGTGTCAGCCGTACAAGTCAGGGCCTTAACGAAAACGCTCTGACCAGTCACACAACCGCTACGGCGGTCAATGCTGTGATGACGGCTGCCCAGTCTAGGGTTGAATTGATTGCAAGACAGTTCGCAGAAACCGGCGTCAAAGATTTGATGTGCACGATCTATGAACTGCTACTAAAGAACATGGACAGAAAACGAGTTGTAAAACTGAGAGATCAATGGGTTGAAGTTGATCCCTCAAGTTGGAATGATAAGATGGACGCTAAGGTGTCAGTCGCACTAGGACATGGAAACAAGGACCAACAGATTATGCAATTGAATAATCTTGTTAATATGGCTGCACAGCAGTCTGGTTCCCCCATGATCTCAGATGAGAATATGTACAACCTTACTGCGTCACTGTTGAAGGCGATGGGCTATCAAAATGTTGATGACTACATCACACCGCCTGACAGACAGCAGCCTCCGCAGCCCGATCCAATCCAACAGGCCACGCTTAAAGCGATGGAAGTGGAAGATCAGGTCAAGCAGGGAGAACTGGAAGTCAAGAAGATGAAGGTTCAAAATGAGATAGAAGAAACCAAGATGGACGCACAGTTCAAAATGGTTGAGATGGAAATGGAGGCTGACCGCGATGCTCCGGTCAAGATTGGATGACCGAGGAATTACGCGAAACACACGCTAAAAGACTGATCCAAGATAAACTGTTTCAGGAATCATGGGAAGTCTTACGAGAACAATTGATGTCGGAGTGGGAACACTCGCAACATTTGGATATCGAAAGACGGGAGTCCTTGTGGCTCTCTGTTAAATTGATTGACAGAATCCGAGCGCACTTTGAGTCAATTGCTGAAACTGGCAAAATGTCAGACTACATCAAAACCCACCCCTACATATAAGGAAAATTTTTTATGAGTGAGAACACAGCGGATAATGCTCCGGCACCCGCAGCAGAACCACTATCAGAGGCCATGAACTTGGCCGAAGCACAAGCAGCAATCCTCAAGACTTTGGAGGCAGAAGAAGCCCAACCGGAAGTCGCAGAGGAAGCAACAGAAGAAACCGAATCGCAACCTGTATCAGAGGACGAGGAAGTTTCGGCAGAGTACGAAGAAGAATCTGAAGAGGAATCTGAAGAGGAAGAAGAGTACGAGCCAGATGACAATCGTGAAGAAGAAGGTGATGACGAAGATGAAATGTTCATTGTCAAGGTTGACGGTGAAGACGTTGAAGTCTCGTTTGATGAACTTCTAGAAGGATATTCGCGAACGTCTGATTACACCAAAAAGACGCAAGGCATTGCGGAAGAGCGAAAAGCCATTGAACAAGCCAGAGAGCAATTCAAGTCTGAGTATGCGAATCTACAAACCGAACGTCAGCAGTATCAACAAGCCCTTGGACAATTGGGCGCACAACTTAACGCCGGCATCATGAAGTATCAGAATGTTGACTGGGCTAAACTGAAGGAAGAGGACCCCGTGGCATACGTCACGAAGCGTGATGAGTTCCGTGAGGAGCAGGAGCGCATTCAGATGGTCCAACACCAGATGCAGCAAGTCAATGCTCAACAGCAGGCAGATGCTGAGAAACAGCATCGTGAAGCAGTGGTAGAACAGACTGCCAAATTAGGACAACTGATCCCAGAGTGGAATGATCCTAAGCAGCAGCCTAGCCTCTCTAAGAGTATCCGTGAGTACGCTTTGGCGGAAGGATATGAACAGGAAGAGGTTGATGGACTGATCGACGCGAGATCAGTGAATGTTCTCCTGAAAGCCATGCGGTATGATGCTTTGCAGAAAGCCGATGTTAAGACTAAAAAGGTGCGTAACCGACCCAAGATGGCCAAGCCCGGTACTAAACGGGCAAAGTCTGACGCTGCAAAAAGGCGAAAAGCCGGACTTTCAAAAACACTTCAAGATACTGGCAGACCAGAAGATGCTGCTAAGTTAATTGAGGACTTGATATAGGAGAAAAATATCATGGCAGTACCTACAAATACCCGCGTCACTTATGGCGCAGTCGGAATCCGCGAGGACCTGTCCGACATCATCTACAACATTGCACCGGAAGACACTCCGTTCATGAGTGGCATTGGGCGTTCAACCTGCGACAACACTTACTTTGAGTGGCAGACTGACACGCTTAACGGTGGACTCGACAACCGCCAGATTGAAGGCGACAATGCAAACGTCATCGCTGTTGACGAGCCGACTCGCGTAGGCAACTACACGCAGATCAGCACGAAGGCTGTCCAGAGTTCTGGCACCGCTGAGGCTGTGGACTTTGCCGGACGTAAGTCAACTCAGGCTTACCAGATGGCTAAGCGGGCAAAAGAGTTGAAGTTAGACATGGAAAAAATGTTGCTTGAACTTGATACGGCCCCGTCTGCAGGCACTTCGGGAACTCCCCGCGAAACCGGCTCTGTCGGTGCGTGGATCACCTCCAACGTGACTGTCGGTACGGCTGTCTCTGAGGATGACATCCGCGACAACATGGAGCAGTGTTGGAAAGCGGGCGCTATGCCCAAAGTCCTGATGTGCGATGGTGTTGTTAAACAGGCTATCTCTGCACTTTCGCAGAGCGTGTCTGAGTTGCGTACCGCAGCCAACGACAAGTCGCCTGCCTTCGTGGTCGCAGCGGTGGACATCTATGTTTCCGACTTCGGAAACCTTCAGATTGTACCAAACCGTCTGATGCCTGCCGAAACGGCATATTTGCTTGACTATGACTTCTGGGATGTTGCTTACCTGCGTCCGTTCATGACTCATGAACTGGCTCGTACCGGTGACTCCATCAGCCAGATGCTCGTCGTTGAGTATGGTCTTCGTTCCAAGAACGAGGAAGCCAACGGCAAAATCACTGGTTGGGCGTAAACCAAACTGGGATGGGACCCCTTCGGGGGTCCTTGACCTTTTAAGGAAACAAATATGAAGTTGACGAAAAAACATTTTCAGAAACAGAAAGAGAATAAAACAGAGGGTAAGAAAATTGACCCTATCAAAGAACTTAAAAGAGCATACGCAGAGCCTACCAAGGTTGCGAGAGTTGGTGGAAAGGGCTACGTATGAAAACTATCTTTGACCAAACAGCACACACCAAGACTGTGTACGAGGAGTCGGCAGACCAGATTACGCTGACTACTCACCAAGATGCACAACCAATTCTTGATCGCAATGCTTACGAAAGAAACAATGGGGTAAACAATTCTACCAACACTGCGTTGGGAAGGAAGGTGGCATCCATACCTTTGGTAGTGTGGCAAGAGTGGATTAAGAGGTCCAACGGGGATGTGCAAAGAGACCCCGCTGTACTTGCAGCATTCCTAAATGACCCAGACAACGCCTACCTAAAGACACATAACAGCAGGATTTAATCATGGCATTATCAACGTATTCGGAACTAAAGCAGAGCATTGCTAACTGGGCAGACAGGGATGATCTATCTAACTTCATCCCTGATTTTATTGCGCTTACTGAGGCACGGTTCAATCGTGAACTTCGCCTGCGCTCTATGGAGCAAAAAGAATACGCTACCACCATTGGTGGACAGGCCAACTATTCACTGCCTACGAACTACCTTCAGATGCGTGAGTTCAGGTTAAACACAGACCCTACCGTATCACTTCAGTATGTCAGCCCAGAGATTTATGAATCATGGAATGTTGGCTCTGGCAGACCTAAGTGGTACACGATCATAGCCAACGAGATTCGTTTGGGTCCGGTACCTGCAGGCGCTTACGAGATGGAGATGCTGTTCTGGCGAAAGTTCCCAAACCTTTCGTCAACTCACACAACTAACTGGATGCTTCAAAACGCACCTGACGTTTACCTGTATGGTGCCCTGCTTGAACTAGAGCCGTTCATACAGAATGATGGTCGAATTGCTGTATGGTCACAGGGATATCAAAAAGCCATTTCAGACATTCAGTTGCAGGATGACAAGGACAGGCATAGCGGTTCAGCACTCACGGTGCAGAACTGATGGCAGTACCTGACTGGTCTGACTGGCCTGCAGTTATCGCTGCACAGCAAGCAGATGTCTCCACGCCGGGGCCAAAGTATCCCGGCACATGGTACTACGATCAACGCAACTGGGTTCCAGAGGTAGCATCCACCGACATAGTGTGGACCACGATACCACCAATTGTAAACGGTGATGCAGACTTCGACATGACGCTCATGTATCAACTTAACAGCATCAAAGACCTTTGGACTAAGGTTACAGGAGAAGAGACACAATGGACAGAGATATCCTATCCAGATTAAAGTTCAGTTCGACTTATAAGTTCGACTGCTACAGGGATGACGAACTCGTCTGGACCGAAACCAAAGATAACCTTGTTGTCAATGAAGGTCTTGACTTCGCGCTTGCCAACATCTTCGGTATGGCGGTAAAGCGTAAATGGTACTTGGGTTTGATTGGCGCACCTGCAGTCATATCCCCTAATGACACAATGACATCACACGCCTTTGAAGAGTATCAAGGCAGTGTCAGTATATTCCGGCCAAGAGCAAAATTTGAGAGTGCTGCAGTGGTTGATAATACAGCCAACTATGTCGCTGAGAATGTACAGACAATCATTGGAACACCGGGAACTATTCACGGGGCATTCCTAACATCCGGTGAAGAGCAGGGTGGATACGATGGAATCCTTTACGGCGCGGTCATGCTAAACGCTTCTAAGCCTGTGGTAGCAGGCGACTCTTTGCTCATCACGATAACAGTTAAGGCATCAGGATAAGAATATGACGAAACCAGTAATACCCATAGATCAACCCGCTGATGACGAGATCATTGGTGAGGGCGCACAACGTATAAGGGAAACCCGTCAGGCTCTATACGACCTCTTCCCGATCAATCCAAGTGATTTGGATTATGCAGACACGGCCAATTACTGGCCGGCAGGTTCTCTCACTGGTGGCATGGACCCTGCTGTGGACAATGACAATCCCCCGTCAAGCAACGAGTTTCAGGACAGAGCGTTTCTGATTGGAGACAAAGAACTTCGATGGGACTACGCAATACCTGACGGCAAGAATGCGATATCACCGGGTCCAATTGACGCATCCAGTGTAAATGTTGATGTGCCTGCCGGTTCAACATGGACTGTGGTGGGCGAGGAAGACCTCAATGTACAGTACCTCAGGGACTTAGAAGACGTTAATGTTGACGGCTCCAACAACGCTGATGCGCTTCTTTATGACAGCGCCACTAACTCATGGTATGCCCATCCGGCACCACAGGGGCCAATGGGGCCTCAAGGTCCACAAGGCATCCAAGGACCTGAAGGGCCGGAAGGGCCTGAAGGGCCTGCTTCTACCGTACCGGGACCAGAAGGGCCGGAGGGTCCAGAGGGACCAGAGGGTCCAGAGGGTCCTGCTTCAACTGTACCCGGTCCAGAGGGGCCAGAGGGGCCAGAAGGTCCAGTAGGTCCTGAGGGTCCAGAAGGTCCACAGGGCGAACCCGGTGTTGGCATCAACTTGTTGGGTGATGTCGCTACAAATACAGACCTACCCGGATGGCCTACCTCATACACTGGTGACGTTGGTGATGCCTACATAACTTCTGATACAGGACATATTTGGATATGGTCAGAGGATTCAGAATGGACAGACGCAGGGAATATATCAGGGCCACAAGGACCGAAAGGTGAAGATGGAACCAACGGTAAGGGTTGGACTGGAGGCTCGTACAACGCGACCAATGGTATCGTAACCTTTGCCTCTGATGATGGCTTAGGCTTCTCCACAGGCGATCTGAGAGGCGCTGATGGTGCGCCCGGTGATCCCGGTACCCCCGGTGCCCCCGGCGATGCTGCTACGGTTGGGGTTGGGACAACAACCACTGGGGCTGCAGGAACTAGCGCATCAGTCACAAACTCTGGAACTACCAGTGCTGCGGTATTCGACTTCACAATACCTCAAGGTATCCAAGGTGAGAAGGGCGACAAAGGCGAACCCGGTGATCCCGGTGACCTGTCTGCCTATGCCACAAAAGTCTATTCGGATGATGGCGATGCTTCCACACTGTCTTCCGCACAGTCTTATGCTGATTCAGGAGATGCTACCACGTTGGTTGACGCCAAAGCGTACGCAGACTCAGGGGACTCAACCACGCTGTCAAGTGCCAACAGTTACACCGACTCAGCAATAGCAGCAATACCGGCAGGGCTTCAGTTAGACAACAATCAGCCGTGGACTTACGGCCAGTACAACGCTGAGGTATCGCCTACCCACTCTAACCCCGGAACAGGTTCATCCAGATTCAACTGGAACCCACAGCAGAAACCTGTGGTCATCTGTTCTGATGCCACGGCACCAAACACAACTGTCTTCCCTGATGCACCCACAGTGGACGGTATGTTCATCTCAATCACTTGGGTATCAACAGGCTCTCAGGTATGGGCATGGGATAACTCAGTGTTCAACAGCAAGTTAGGACCGCCAGAGGATGAGGGTGATGACGTAACCCGCGTGTTTGTTTCACGCGATAACAAATGGTGTGACGTAGCATAATGCAACAAGTTAAAGCACAAAATGTAAATGTTGGTCCACCGGTCCTTCCTGTTATACAAGGAAGTTGGTATGACGGTGGGTGGAGGATAAAACCAATAGGGCCAAACAAGCGTGAGTATGTTGTCGGTTGTTGGGTTAAGTGCAACGCTGAGAATGCGTTGAATGATGGATCAAACAACTTCCCTGCCAACTTTGCCATAACTGACTACGACCAAGGAAATGTCGCCGGTTACTATTCCTTGAGATGTTTTTTCTACGAGGAGTACACCCAAATGAGGGTGCTTTGCGATAACTACGCATCTGGTGGCCAGAAAAGTTTTGTTGTTACTCCGCCGTACATTGACGGTATGGGTGGGATAGACACGCACTGGGTTCACCTGATGGCTAGAGTTGCTGCGACTGGTGGGGTAGCGGAGTGGTATGTAAACGGCAAATTCTACTCGACCAACACCTACAACGATTGTCCAACATACACGACTGAGCCATACGGATTGATACAGTCAATCTTTGGTCGCCGGTATGCCGGTGCCCAATACAGTCCACAGTGCTTCAGAGGTTCTTTCTACAACTGGTTCTGCGCTGACGAAGTTGACTACCGTGCTAGGTTTGGATTCGATTATAACAACCCAGAAGAATATGTTACACCGTGGGTAAAGAACAATGGCGGGAATATGCTTGTCCCGGTGACTGACGAGGATATGCCTAGCAGGGCAGATGCAATGGCAAATATGTATCTTGGTTGCCACCTTACTGCAGGGCCTTCAGGCGTGATACAGGTCAATGGATACAACAGCGGTCAGGAATGGTTCACGAACCAGAGTTGGAACATGAACGGTAAATCAACATTAGAGATGCCGGTATTCGGCTACGACATGAGGACATAAATATGTGGTATCAAGAAAGCACGGACACCGTGTACAACTATAAAGCGCCTATCACTGTTGATGGCGTCAGGTATTCAGCGAATGTATTCGGCAACCCAACGGTCCTTGAGGGTCTTGGAATATATCCTGCTAAGTATGCGGATTTTG